GAATGTTAGCGCATTTGGTAGCTTCAACCATAACCAAAATCACCACCCTTGAGTCACCCGGTGTAGCAATTGAGTTGCAGTGTTGATTCTGATAAAGCGCCCTGCTCGATTTTTTTACCTGCTGTTCCGTGCCTGTTCAAGCACATTCGACATCGAATACTTGTCTAAAATCAACAACATAAGCAAAGGCAAATCCTGCGGCGGAACCTCTAACTGCCACAGGATTTCGCACACAATATCCCTAACACTTGTTCGGCTTATCTCAATGGGAACATCACGAACAAAATCCGAACAAATCCTCTCAATGTCCTCTGGCGTCACTTCTTTGACTCCCTCTCAGGCTTCCGCTCCCACGGCGCTTTCGCAACAGTAATCTTTATTCCATCCCTGTGGCGCGTCCTAACGTTCTTAGACGCAGCAAGCCGCATCTTCAAAGATACCTCGTTAGAACGCGCCCTGTGCTTATGCATGGGGGTTGTCATTTGCCGCTACCAACGGGTGGGTTGTTCTCTCCGTAGTGACCATACTCGTCAAAGCCACTGCGGCCATCATTGCCACCTGTCAGTTCTGCATCCTCGTGATAAACACGGATCGGCTTCCACTTGCCTGAGTAATATTGCTCAAGTCGGTGGTTGATGATCGGCCCCCCATCATCTGTTACGCCGATGATGTAATTCACGGCTCGGACTTCTCCGTCTCTTGGTTTGTCACTCATCCTTGTCTCCTGTCCTGATGTAGCTGGTAGGCTTTGCCCCAATTTCTATTTGCGGATAGTGTTTAGATTCGTTCACAATCCAGTCGTCGCCCTTGTCCTCTGCCCACATCTCTATTATGTCAATCGTCGGCTCCACATCTGGCGATTTGATATAACAAGAAAACGTCACTTCATCATCGCTTGTTTGCGATAGCATCGCCCTGCTTTCTGGCGTCACATGCAAGCCATCTTTACCGAATGATAATGACAATCCGGCGTTCATATTACCACGCACCGTTTTCCAGATGCGATAAAAACCATTACCGGCATTTTCATAGCCATAGCCAATGACATTGCCTTCGCTCGGCACTGGGGCAAGGCGTGCAATTGCCGTGCTGGCAAATAATGAGCTACCTGTGGCAGCTGCAAGCCCCTTTAGAAAACTACGCCTGTCCATCCTTGCCTCCTGACAGATATTCAATGGCGTTGGCCGCTGTCTCCTCGCACCGCTCAATAATCCGTTCATCTATGGATGGAACGCCTCGGCCAAAGTTGGCGCAGTGCAGGATTATTTTGGCAAAGTATTCTGCGGCCTTTTTCTGCTTTGCCTCCAGTTCTTCGATGCGGTCGGCTGCTTCTTCTTGAGCCAACATGGAAAGACTAGTGCGTAGTCGCTTTACCAAGGGATCAATCATCTTTGCCTCCGTGCTTCTCCGCACCAGTCGCTGCCGTCAGTGATCGGCCAGCCGCCGGGCGTGTTCGAGTTGAAGCCATAGCCGCTGTCCTCAGCGTGGCCCACCGCCGGGGGATACCTGCGGCAGATACCCCAGTGGGCAAGCGGTTCGTCTGGGAAGTCCGCGTGGTGATCTATGTGCATCCAGTAACGGCATGTCATGCAACTATCATTCTTCATCGCTCAGTTCCTCTAATGCGTCGATCACGGTTTGCAGGTTGTTCCACAGGTCTGCGTCCTCATAGACAGCCTCTGCGGCCTTGTGAGCGGTGTCCCATTTATTGCCATCGGGCGCGTCCCATAGCACGTCCATCGCTTTTTTGATGGCTGCTTCTAGATCGTCTCTGATGCGATACACTGCAACAAAGGCTTCCCATTCTGGACTATCATCACTCATCATTGCCTCCTGTCAGTTCTGCGAGGGTGGTGCGGACAATGTTTTTTATGTGCGTCCCGTTTATGGCCCATTCTGTGCTGCGAATGTCTACAGGGTGCGGCCACATAAGCCATTCCGCACTACACCTCGTCAGGTCGCAAAGTCGCATCAAGTTGCCGCTTGATGGAAGGGATGACCCATCACACCACCGTTGCACTGCCTGCGGCGAGACGTTGCACGCTTTGGCAAGTTCAGACCGCCCAACTCGCGCTGCCGCAAGAGCAACGCGAACACGCATACCAAAAACTTCGTTAATCTGTCTGTCACTCATCCTTGCCTCCTGCCAGTTCTGCGAGGGCCGCCCGTATGTTTGTTACATCGGTTCTGCCGATCTCACCGGGCTGTGACATGCCGTCTTTGATTTTGATGGCTGCAAACGGTTTTGATGCTTTAATCAGCTTTGCTACATTGCCCGACAAAATGCGCACCTGATTGATGGCCACATCAGCAGTGTCGTTAGCGTGCAACACCTCTAGGCGCAGACGTTTATTATCTTCTTCTAGTTCCTTGATGCGGTTCTCAGCCAACGCCAAGTCAATCGCCAAACCTTCCTCGTATGGGTTCAGGTCACTCATCATTGCCTCCTGTCAGTTCTGCAATGGTGGTGCGGGCGATTTCATCAAAGTCTCCATACCGCTTGCGTGCCTGATAGCTCAAGATACAACACCCACCGTCATAGTATCCTCCAGACCTGTCCAAGTTTTCATAATCAGAAAGCACCCTAAACGCCTCCACCGCCTTTACCAGCTTGGCCTCAAGGTCACGCACAGCCTGTGTCCCAATGCGGTCGCACTCTGCGTAGACGTCACGGTATTTCTCGCAAGCTGCCAGCTTGGCCTTGATACTCTCAAGGACAGCCTCCAGTTCCCCCGCATAAGCCTCGGCTTCCTTGGCGTCATCCGTCGCTGCCTTGAGGCGTTCCTCAAGTTCTTCGATGCGGTCGGCCATCTCTCCAATAAGTGAAACGCTTGCATAGTGCGGCATGTCGGATATGGCATTATGCCTCGCCCGCTTCACCAGATCGTCATCATCAAGGTTGCGCAGCATCTTGTCATACTGCGTTGTAACCTTCCCTGCGGCGTCACGGGTTTGCTTATAGTCACTCATCCTTGCCTCCTGTCAGTTCTGCGATGCGTCTATCAATAGCTTCGATCACATCGTCTAGATCGCCGCTAACCATCGCAAAGTTTTTGTCGTCGTCAAACCCTCCAGATTTCCAGTCGTAGTCGTAGGCATACCAAAAATTGCCGTTGCCATCGCTTTCGTCTATAATTAGCCAACCACGATATGACAGGCTCGGTGCAATCATCTCAGGCTGGATTAAGAAGTTGAGCCTATCCTCCAGTTCCTTAATCCGCTCCTGCATCTGCGCGCGCTCCGCGAACCATTCATCCGGTAACGGTTTACGCCCCTCTGGCAGCTTTGATAAATCCCACTTAGCCATCGATCTTATTAACCTCTCGAATTGTTCGGGCTTCCAAAAAACCCTTCTTCTTCTCCGGCGACGAATTGCTGGCAATCACAATACGACGCCCATTTGCCACCAAAAAATAATGGTCGCGCTTCTTCACAATCTCCCAGTCAGAACGAAGAGACTTAATCGCCTCTCGCACGCCCTTGCTAACCTGCTTCGGGATATCAGACATCATCAAGACTCCCGGCCCAGAATATCCATGCAAACGCGAAACGCACGCGCAGCCAAATCATCGGGGCTCAAGCGACGACCGTCGCTGTAAGCAAACACCATCATCTCCAGCAACATACCCTCGACCTCTTTCTCACGAACATTTCTCCCCCTCGGGATCATCTCCATCGCATCATACAACGGCGTGCCCATGTCTCGGGCAACACCAGTCGCCTGCATAAAGCCAGACAACTGACGGCAACCGTCCACAGCGTCCGCAGAAAAAGAAGGCGTCGCCAAAAACAAAAAAGCCGAACAAATCAATCTACGCATCGGAAGTCTCCTCAAAATAATTCTCCAAAGCACAGTCCACCAAAAACTCAGCAATGCTGTCATAGCCACCGTTCAATGCCTGCGCGCAAATCCACTCAACAGCGTCACTGCTTAACGTCGAATCGTCAGAGGAAAGATGCTCAGATAAAGTGCCAAAACGAATGCCATACTTCTTGATCAAAGCATTCAACGTCCGGCCATCCTTGGTCCGCTTGCGGTTCTTAAATTCAACGCCAGCATCGCGCATACGAACAATTTTCCCGGCAATGCTGTTCGGGTTTCGGCCAAGCTTCTGACCAATCTGCTTCGTGGACGCACCATCCTCATACATGCGCAAAATCGTCTCCTCGTCAGCCTTGCTATACGAATCGGGACGCGCACGACGCTGCGCAAATGGAAGGTTCTCAGTCCGACGCATAAGCGCAGCCTTTTCCTTCACAGAGTTATAACTCCGACCCAAACGCTTCGATACAGCGTCAATGGTCGTGCCCGCGTGATACATCTCACGCAAAACCTCAGTCTCACCCTTCGACCAATCACCATTTTTCATCGACAATTCTCACACCTATTATGATTCTGATCAGACACGAACATATCCGCGCCACAATCTGGACATTGCACAACCATCTCACCGTCCCCGCCACAACGCGAACAAATCTGCCACTCAGCGTCCAAGCTTCGGGGAAGATCAACCTCAATCTCCCCCCAGCCGTGGCAAACATCACAAGACGCCAGCCAATACATCACACAACCCCAAACACAACTAAAGCGCCGTGAATGATGCCAACAGGCGGAACCAACATGCCAGCCAAAAACATGGCCATCATGTCGTGCTCCCATGTGTAAAGGAAATGCATCAGCCACAAATAACCAACGCTCAGCCAAATCAAAACCGCAGCAATAACGCCCATCACTTAGCCTCCTTGCGAATCTGCTCATCCAAATACCCGAACAAACTATCCGCAGCCCTCTGAGCATCCTCCAGACGATCAGACATCAACATCATGATCATAAACTCCAACTTAAACTTCGCTTGCTTCGCGGTCATGAGTGCAAATCCCCATACAAAACAAAACCATTACAGCGGATCTTATCTGCGTCTTTCACAGCACGCCAACTCGGGTGAGTAGAAACAATCACACAAGTCGCATCACGAGTGTTCGCAAGACGCTGATCACGCGCTGTCTCTTGCGCCATCAAACCATCGCGCGAAAACCTAAACGCACGCAAATGACGCATCCAAGGTTTGTAATTGCTCATAGGACACCTCACCAGCTTGCACGGTAAATGCAGGAACGCCACGCACCATCGCCACGATCACACCAAGCAGCTGCATCGCGGAAAACTTGCGCATGAACATGACGCGCAGCACGCAACTCATCCCACCACTCAGGGCTCCCAAAGAAAAAGCCACTGCACTCTTCATTCGAAGGCAAACGGTCAGACTCAATAGCATCCGCAATGTCCAAAAGGTTGGATGGGGAAAGCTCAATCTCTTGGCACTCATCCTTGCCATCGGCATAGGTATTCACAATGTAGCAGTGCAAAGGCGCGTGCTTGCGCCAATCAGCAATCGCAACACGATACGACGCAATAGGATAACCATCACGGTCCTCTCGCTCACAATCGCCAAAACTCGGAATGTAATCGTCGCCAGTCAAAAACATATCAAGGCCCATAGCCAGTCTCCTCTTTTCTAGATGTTCCTAGATTATCCCATAGTCAGAACAAGTCAACACAAAAAAACACTCAAAAAGGTCAAAATTAAAATCGGGGTTTTGGACCGGGGTTTTGCACACAAAAAAACCCCCGCACAAATGGCGGGGGCAAGTTAATCTACGAGGCAGATCCTCCATGAGGAAAGGATCAAAGCCTTGGGCCACGGCAATGGCGCCAAGACATAAATACCCTAGCGTGGGAAATGCTAGGATGCAACCACAGAATCAACGCTCGGATCATATTGGCGCGCCTCATACACAGCGTTCTTCAAATGCCACGTATCCAAACCCAGCCACTCATAACCCTCTTTGATCATCTCGTAGTAATGGCGGCTCGGCTCACGCAAAATGTTCTTGTTGCCGTTCATGTCGTAAATAATCCAACGGCCATTCATACGATACCGACCATACAAAGTCGGATAACCCTCCAAACGATCCAACGCCTCTAAACAAGCAGGCGTGATCTCCCACAACGCCACAGGCAACACAGTGTCAGCGTCACGGCGAAAATCCGCAACACCACGCATCAACAAACGATAACCCGGCAAATAAAAACCACCCAAACACTTCGCCGCAGGACAACGACCAGACATCGCCTCACGGTTCATATTCATCCCATAGCCCATGTAAAGCATACGATCATCAGACATCAAAAGCACTCCTTCGCTAGATAAGATCGATGGGATATATCCCACAGAATTGGCCCAGTCAAGGCTAATCGCCAGCTAGCGCCAAGGAAAATAAACACGGTTGAAAAGGCGAGAAAATGTTCGTGATAAACGTGTATTTACGTAAAAACGTTAAAGGGCTTTTTTTAACGTAACGTAGATTTGTCCTTGTTTGCATAGCTTTGTAGGAATTTATTAAACGCGTTAGACTAGGGTGTTGACGTAAAAGACGGAAAATAGCTACAGAAACCAATGGCTAGCATTTACGTTACGCGTAAAACTCGTTACCCTATATATACCTATATAGGGGGGCATATATGAGCCCCCCATATAATGTTGAGAAGCGGGTTGGCGTCAGGACGACAGGCTCAAGAATCACATGTGGGAATGTGTGGGGCAGCAACGTGTGTGGGAATGTATAGGGCAGGGCAGAGGCGCAGCCGGGTATCGGGAAATAGAAAGGGCGCATCGGTCAGGTCGGGGATAGGAACCCGGTTGACAGATGCGCCCCCAGAGCGGTAGGCTCAGTGTTGCTTAGACACAGGATAGGGATACCAAGATGAACGATGTAGCGCAATCGCGTTTTCGCGTCCGGCAAGCCATAAATCCAGAAGCCAGCGCAAAACTCATGAACCCAGCAGGGGGCAAGTGGCACGTCTCAATGCAGAAACTGCCACAGGTCGGGGAAACATTCCTGCGCATCGACAAAGGGAAAGTCGATGCATACACAGTGGCAAATGTCGGGAGATACAGAGACACAGGGCGGGGAGGCAGACCGCCAATCATCTATTGGATCAGAAATAGAGACGGGAAATTGTTCGTGTCAGGGGTGCGTAGAGCATTCCTCAAAGCAACAGAAGAATGGCAGGCAGCAGAAACCGGATACGACCTAGATGTGCACACGCAAGTCGCACAGAAAACAGGAATCACCAAAAAGCCAAAGAAACGGGGACGCAAAGAACTCTTCGGTCGGGAAATCGGGGATCAGCGGAAACTTATCATCCTGCACAAAAACACACGCTCAAGTGCAATCATCGCAAAATACATCACAATGACGCTCGTCTATAGACACCCAAAGCTGGACGCCGACTATTGGCAGGACGAAGAAGGCAATCCATACTGGGGACGCAAAGGCAGCAGAGAAGTCAGACCATTTCCAGCGTGGATCGATCTGCAACAGTGGATCGAAACAACAGGAAACAAGATAAATTGTTCGGGATAGCAAAATGCCAAAAGTAGGAATCAAAGCAGACAAAGACCCAAAAGGCAGAAGGCTAAACCCACAGCAGCAAAAATTCCTCGACAACTATATCCACAAAGACATGACGCAAACCGCTGCAGCAAGAGCAGCAGGATACGCAAACCCAAACGTCAGAGCAGTCCAGCTTCTAAATAACCCAACGGTTCGGGAACGCATGGAAGAAATGCGCCAAGAACTCGAATCGAAATATGGCGTCACAATCACCAAGTCCGTCCGAGACATGCAGAGGCTCAGAGATGAAGCGTGGGCCGCAGGTAACTTTAGCGCAGCAATCAAAGCAGAAGAACTACGCCTCAAAGTCACCGGGCTAATGGTCACTCGTAGCCACGTAACACACGAACACGTCGATAACATGAGCCGTGAACAAATCGTAGAACAGCTGCAGGAATTCATGGCACGCGCTAAAAACCGCATGATCGACGTAACACCAGAACAAGAACACGAACAAATCGATGCTATCCCAGTAACTCAGGATACCGAAGATCGGGAATAATCGGGGCTGGGCTTGGCGGGCTTGGCCTCGCGGCCCCCACAAGGCCCCAAATCGGGCCCAGAATCGGGCATTCGGGCTTAAATCGGGCCGACCTACCACGAAAATTTGTTCGGGTTCTACGGGCCTCTCCGTGGCTCTCAGGGCACATTAGGCAAAACCTAACCAAATCGGGATCGGGCTTCGGGTTTTCCTAATCAATCGGGATCGGGACCGAGATCGGGCCAATGATCGGGATCGGGACCGCACAATTGTTCGTCTACCCCCAAGACACAGATGACCACTGGGTATGCGCCAGCGGCGTATCATGCCGTGATACGTAACCCGAACAATTGTCCGGGTTGTCGAGAATAAGCCAGCGCAATCTTTTTTTTATTATCCCCTATTGACTCATGCCTTATTATGGGATATTGTGGGATTATCTAGAAAAGGAGAGGGCTATGATTAAGAAATCTTCAAAACGCTTTGCCGGTATCTGCCAGATGTTCGCGCGTTACGGCTTCACTGACACGCCGCTTACTTCAGCCGAGATTGATCAGCTTATCACTTGGGGCTGGAGCGAAGACGATATTTATAACATCGGTTGCGATTGCGCAGCTGGTTGGCGTTTTCGTGAGGCGCTAGAATATTACCCGGAGGCTTGAGATGTTTTACACTTACTTCAGCGCACGAGGAATCGATGTTGCGGCTTACACTTCAGCGGGACGCCTAGCGTCTCGCATTGCCTACGATGCACCTAGCTTTGAAACAAGAGCGGAAGCGGAAGCATGGATTCGGGATATCGGGAATCCACGTTATGCAGAAGAAAAGGAGAAAGAAGAATGTGGCGCGTAACATATGCAATCGATTCGCTGGACTCGCAGCCGGACGAGATCGAATTCGAAGAACAATGGGAAGCGCTAGACTTTGCGACCGAGGAAATGCATCGCCGGGTTCAGTTTCAGGTGGAGCATAGCCAATATAGCTTGACCGAAGAAGATGTTCGGGAAATCGAAGAGCACGAAACACAGCTTATCCGAATCGAAAAGATCTGAAGATCAGCCCGGCCAGCCCGGGCTTTTCTTTTACGATAACCCGAACAATTGTTCTTGTTGTTTCAGCGACTTAAAAAAGATCAGACGCGTTATTTTTTTGTTGACCTGCGCTTCTTCTTAGTAGATTGTGGGATTGTCTAGGATAGGAGAAAAGACAATGATCGATATCAGCTATTCCAAGTTTTACCTTGAGGCCATGAACATCGCGCGAGAGGCGCTAGACAATACCGACAGCGAAGACGAGGCGCGCGAGTATCTGCACGAATCGTGCGACGGGCACGCTTGGACAATCTATTACGGGGCAGCAATTCATCTGTGTTCCATCGTGGACACAAGCGACGGGGAAGCGTGGCTTGAAGACTGCGGCGGCATCGCGCAGCCGGGGGACACGTTCGGCAACATCGCTTGCCGCATCGCGTTTGCGACCCTGCTATGCGAGGCGCAGAACCAGCTTGAGGTTATGATTCGGGAGCGGGAGAAGGCAGCATGATCAGGGATATCATCGGGGGGCTGGCCTTTTGGCTAGCCTTCATCGGGCTCATGTTTATTTGGTTCGGGTTCGGGCTATATGATATCGGGCTATATGATATCGGGCTATAGCATCGGGCATCGGGATCGGGACAATCGGGATCGGGGCTGGCCATCATGGCTGGCCCCTTTTCTTTTCCGCCCCACGCCCACGCCCCGCCCCTGCCGCCCGGCCCGGCCCCCGGCCCCCCCCCGGCTGGCCACCGCCCGGCGCCCCGGCCCGGCCCGCCCGGTCAGATCCAGCACCACCAGCCCGGCGCCCGGCGCCGCCCGGCACCAGCAGAAACCCGAACAATTGTTCGCCTTTATGCGCTTTTCCGCTTGCCCACGTGGGATTTATCCCATATTCTACACCTATGCCGCAGGCTTGCGGCCACACATGCAAAAAAAGGAATATGAGCATGACACACACATTTGGCATAGAAATCGAAACCCACGGCGCCAGCATCCCCGCCGTGACACGCGCCTTGGCATCGCGCGGCATACGAGGGTGCGAGGTCAAACCCGATGGCACCCCCAGCGTTGACGCAGAAATCGTTCTGCCCCCGCTGGCCGCTGGCCAAGTTGCATGGGAATACATCCACAACGTCTGCGCCGCGCTGGAAAGCGCAGGCTGCACCATCAACCGCGCTTGTGGCTTGCACGTTCACATTAGCAACGCGCCGCTGGACGCCGCCCACCGCCCCAACGCCTTCACAGGCGAAAGCATCGCCCACAAGGAGCGCACTGGCCGCTACATCACGGGCGATGGCCTATACCTTGACCCGCTGGACGCTATCGCGGTGAAAGATATCATGTATCGTTACACCTACCAGCAGGCCACCATTGACCGCATGCACCCGGCCAGCCGCACCCAGAACCGCTATTGCATGCCCGTGAGCATTGGCGCGCTGGAAGGCGCCGAGACGCTGGCCCAGCTGCAGAGCGCCACGCGCGGCAAATTCAGCACCATCAACTTGCAGACGTGGCAGCGCGGCACCATTGAGTTTCGCCAAGCCGCAGGCACCATTGAGCCCATCAAGATCATCGCATGGGTGAAGTTCCTGTTGAACCTAGTCAGCTGGACCACCGCCGAGCGTATCGAGTCCGGCGAACGCGAACAATTGCGCGAGACGCCCGAGCAGCCGTTTCGGCGCGGCGCCCGCGTGGGCGTGATTTACACCCTTTGCCGCCGCCCCGGTGGTGCCACAGTCCGCGACCTGATGGACGCCACAGGCACCAGCGAACAGAACATCCGGGGGCGCATATCTGAAATACGCGCCCGCGTGGGTGACGCCGCCGTGATCACGCACACCCAGCAGGCCAACGGCCACTCATATGGCGATGGCACCGACCTTGCCCGCTATGAGGTCCGCACCAGCTGGACCGAACGCACCAGCGGCGCCCGCTTGCGCCCCGAGAATCGGCGCGGCATGCCCAGCGTTTGGGCCGGGCTGGATGATCTGGATTTCGAATGGTGGCAGGATCGCATGCATGATCTGGACCAACGGCGCTAAGGCGCCCACGGCCTGCCCGGGCAATCGGGCAGGTACCCTATCGGGTTCGGGCATTTGTTCGGGTTCGGGGGCACAGGGGGGTTATACCCCCCTTTTTTCGGGCCCGAACACCGAGAACTACTACACCCAGTTCCCCACCCACAGCCACCTACGGAAACCTTTTCACTACCTTTCCGGGTCCCTAGCGGGTCCCTTGGGTCTCTTTGGGTCCCTTTGCCCTTGACGGGTCCCCAGAGACTCCCATAGGATACTATCCTCAGCGCATATTGGGGAGTTTGGCATGGCTAGATTTAGGTTGCGGTATGGCAGTGAGGTTGAGTTTGACGGTCAGGAGGCTGGAGAGGTTGTTCCATTTTTGCACTGTCGTCATGTGACTGGGAGTGGTGAGGATGAGGTTAGGTTTTTGCGTCGTTTAGCGATTGAGCTGAGTGAGTGGAGTGGTTGTTGGTTTCGTTTTGGTGGGAGGGATGTATTGGCTGCGGACATGATTCGTCATGGATTATTGGAGCGCATTGATTAAATTTGGTGTGGGTGGTAGTGTTTGAGTTAGATTTTTTGGAGATTTGACTCATGCCTGCAGTTAAGACTGGATTTAATGCTCCTCCGATGCCGGGTATGCCTGCCCCGATGGGTGGCATGGCGCCGATGCCGGGTATGGCGCCCATGGGTCAGCCGATGCCTCCGATGGGGATGGGTCAGCCGATGCCTCCTGCGCCTCCGATGGGTGGTGCTCCGATTCAGGCGCCTCCTCAGTGGGGTAGTGGTTCTGATTTTGGTGGCATGAGTGTTGGGGCTCCTCGTCGTCGTCGTTTTGGTGATTTTTTGGAGACGACATTGGGTCGTTTTTCTGCGCCTGTTTCTGCGGATAGCATGGGTCAGATGGATGTATTTACTGGTCAGATGCCGATGCGGGGTCCTGTTTCGATGCAGGGTCGTATGCAGTCTCCGATGCAGCGTCCTGTTGTTGGCATGAAGCGTGGTGGTTTAGCTGGTGGTGATGTTGAGGCGCCTCGTCGTGCTGTGATTAAGGGTCAGGATCACATGTTGGCGTATATTACGCCTGAGGAGGCTGGTCTTTTGAAGTCTCGTGGTGGCTGGGGTGGTCCGGGTCCTCGCGGGATTCCTTCGTATCCTGAGAATGCGGCTGCTGAGGGTGGTTTTGGTTTAGGTGCTGGCGAGGCATTTGGCGGTGGTGTAGGCACTGGCGAGGTTGGTCCGGGTGAGGTTGGCGGTGCATTTGGTGGTGGTGGTCCGGGTGATTTTGGCGGCGGCGGTGATGGTCCGGGTTTTGATGCATTTGGCGATGTTTATGGTTCTCCTGCGGCTGCTGCGGTTGCGGATGCTGTAGCTGAGGCTGCTGCGACTGCTGCGAATGTTGGTTTAGGTCAGTCTGGTTTGGGTGGTTATGGTGCACAGGCTGCGGCTGAGACTGCTGCGGCGTTGGGTGGTTTGGGTGGTTGGGGCAGTGGTCCGAGTGCCCAGACGAGTGTTTCTCAGCCGAGCATGTCTGTTGTTGATCAGTTGAGCACGGCTATGAATCCGTCTGCTCCTACTAGCATGTTGGACACGTTTGATCCTGAGGTTTCGTTTGGGATGACTGCTCCGAGTGTTTCTTCTCAGAGTGTTTCTAGTCCTTCTGCTCCGAGTGTTGATGTGAGTCCTTCTGCGATGTCTATGAGTCAGTCTATTGCGTCTGACATGGCGCAGGACATGATGGGTTTGAGTGCATCTCAGGCGGCGAATTCTGCTGCGACACAGGCTGCTGTTGACGCTGCGATGGATCGTGGTTCGATTGCGAGTGGGAATTTTGGTCCGGGTTTACCGGGCATGGGTGTTACGGCTTCTGACGTTGCGAGTGGTCGGACATCTACTGTTGGTGTTCCGGGTGGGACTGGCAGTGTTTCTACGAATGCGTCTCGTGGCGGTGTTAGCCCTGCGCAGGCGTCTGGGATTGTTTCTGCGATTGGTGATATTTCGCGCGGGACTGGCAGCAATGTTGCGTCGAATGAGGCTGCTGCTGCTCAGATGGCGACGAATCAGGGGATTACGGCTGAGGATGTTGCGATGTCTCAGCCTGTTTCGGTTGCTCCGAGTTTAAGTCCGTCTATTTCTCCTGCTGCTGTGGACATAGCTCAGGACATGATGGCTTTGTCTAATGTCACGCCTTCGACTGCAGCGGCGACTGCTCCGAGTTCGACTGTTTCGCCTGCGGCTTCTACGCAGGGTCGTGCCACTCAGCAGAGCATTGATGAGGCGATTACTTCGATTCGCGGTACTGTCAACAAGAGTGGTTCGGTTGTATCGATTTCTGAGCAGGAGATTGCGAATATTGCGAACAAGAGTGGTTTGTCCATGACTGATGTTCAGTCGATAGTTGACAGAGAGGCGAATAAGCAGGGCAAGAGTGTTAGCATAGATCCGAACATTAGCAGTAGCGTTGCGAATTTGGATCAGGACACGACGCCTGTTTCGGTTGCTGCGCCTGCTGCTCCTTCGACTACGGCGCCTTCTATTTCGTCTGGCATTGACCGTGGTTTGGCTCAGGCTGCTGCGGCTCAGGCGATTGCGGACACTGTTGAGAACATGGGTCCGTTGAGTGGTGGTCAGATTGCGTCTATTGCTTCTGAGTTTGGTTTGAGTCCATCTGAGGTTTCTGGTTTGGCTGGTCCGAGTGTATCTGCTCAGGGTGTGGCTCCAGCTGCGGCTCCTGCGGCGCCGTCTCAAGATCAGGCTCAGGTAGACGCTGCGATTGCGTCTGGTCGTCAGGCGGTGAGTTCTGCGCCATCGATGACTTCTGAGACTGATCCGAACAGTGCGATTAATCAGGATCGTGCGCAGTATAATCCTCAGTCTTTGGCTCAACAGCAGTCTACGACTACGAATGACGTGATTTCTCAGGTTCAGACTGCGATGCAGAACTTGGACCCTGAGCCGAATACTGCTGAGACTATTTTTGGCGGCATTTTGAGTGGTTTGACGTATGGTTTGATTACGCCTGATACGCTTGCGAAGAGCCGCTCTGACGCTGCTCAGGCTGCGTTGGACGGTTATAAGTCTGGTCAGGGCATGGGTGATTATGGCATCTCTGACTTTGGCGGTGATCAGGTTGGTGCTCAGGACGGTTGCCCCGAGGGTTATATTCGTGACCCTGCGACGGGTACTTGTGTTCCGATTGGCAGCACGTCTGCTGGTGCTGACGATGTGTCTGGTGACGCTACATCGACAACGACTGATGGTGTTGGTGCGATTAACATTCCTGTTCGTCCTGTTGAGACGTTTGAGGATGTTTTGGCCCGGATTACTGGCGGTGCTCCGACGATTGCGCCTTTGGACCAGCCGTTGCGGATGCGTGCTGGCGGTGCTGTTGGTTTGAACCGTGCTGCGGATAGTTTTTTGAAGTCTTTGGCTGGTTGAGATGAATGATCTTAGTGATTTTACTAAGTATCTGACTGACGATGAGTTAGCGAAGGTCGCTCCTATGTTGGAGCGGCTTAAGACTTTAGATGACAGGACTGAGAAGCAGCAGAACTTCATGAGTTTTGTGAAGCATGTTTGGCCTCAGTTTATTGAGGGTCGCCATCACAAGATTTACGCTGAGAAGTTGCAGGCTGTTGCTGATGGCAAGTTGAAGCGTTTGATTGTGAACATGCCTCCTCGTCATACGAAGTCTGAGTTTGCGTCTTATTTATTTCCGACATGGTTGATGGGTCGTCGTCCTGAGTTGAAGATTATTCAGGCGACTCACACGGCTGAGTTGGCGGTAGGTTTTGGTCGTAAGGTAAAGAATCTCATTGATTCTGATGATTTTCGTGATGTTTTTCCGAATGTTAACTTGGCGACTGATGCGAAAGCGAGTGGGAGGTGGTCTACGAATGGCGGCGGGGAGTATTATGCTGTTGGTGTTGGTGGTGCCTTGGCTGGTCGCGGCGCTGACTTGGCTATTATTGACGATCCTGTATCGGAACAGGATGCGCTGAGTGTCACGGCGTTAGACAACATTTACGAGTGGTATACTTCTGGTCCTCGTCAGCGTTTACAGCCCGGCGGCGCGATTATCATTGTGATGACGCGTTGGAGCATTCGTGATCTTACGGCGAAGGTTTTGGCTAAGCAGAGTGACCGTGGCGCTGACAAGTGGGAGGTTGTTGAGTTTCCTGCGATTATGCCGAGTGGCAAGCCTTTGTGGCCTGAGTATTGGTCGCTGGAAGAGTTGGAGAGTGTTAAGGCGTCGATTCCTGTGGGCAAGTGGAATGCCCAGTATATGCAGAATCCGACAGCTGAAGAGGGTGCGATTATCAAGCGTGAGTGGTGGAATGTCTGGGAGAAGGACAGTCCACCGCCTTGTAGCTACATCATTCAGAGTTATGACACGGCGTTTTCGAAGAGTGACAGGGCTGACTTTAGCGCGATCACGACTTGGGGTATTTTTCACCATGAGCAGACTGGTGAGGATCATATTATCTTGCTGGATGCGGTTAGGGGGCGTTGGGAGTTTCCTGAACTCAAGGCCGCTGCTCAGGATTTATATAAGGAATATGATCCTGACATGATTTTGATTGAGCAAAAGGGTTCTGGGATGCCTTTGACGCAGGAGTTGCGGCGCATGGGTATTCCTGTGACACCTTTTACTCCGGGTCGTGGTGCGGATAAGTTTACTCGTATGCATGCTTGTGCGCCTGTTTTTGAGAGCGGCATGGTTTGGGCTCCTGAGACTCAGTTTGCTGACGAGGTTATGGAGGAGTGTGCGGCTTTTCCTAACGGCGAACATGATGACTTGGCGGATTCCATGACTCAGGCTATACTGCGCTTTAGGCAGGGTGGTTTTATTACCACTCCGACTGATTATGATGATGAAGACGCTTACTTTAGCCGCAGGAAGCGTTCTTACTATTAGGGGGCCTGTGATGGACCGTAAGAAGATGGAAGAGGATATCCAGAACGCTCTCTCTGAGGCGATGACGCCCCCTGAGAACCAGAATGTTCCTTTTCTGGAGCGTTTGATGGATTTTGCGGATCGCAAGGCCATGGAGATGCAAGAGATCCGCGATGAGGCTTATGGTAAGAAGCCGAAGGATTACATCAAGAAGAAGGCCAAGGGCGGCAAGGTCCGTGGCTATAAAGGCGGCGGGTGTGTCATGCCCGGTCGCGGTGGCAGCTTTAAGGGGACACGCTAATGGCTGAGAAGAAACGCAAGACGCTGAAGCCCAAGGTGCTGAAGGATGGCACTCAGGTTTATGGTTCTCCCGAAGAGTGGTCGCGCAGTGATAGCAAGAGTGATAGTGAGTTTTGGGCCAAACGCGCTGGCTTTGATGCCGCCATGGAGGCCGAATATGGTGATGATTATTATGAGCGTGCCCGAAAGAAAAACGTGAAGCGCGCGAAAGACGCTCAAGCTCGTGGCATGATGGGCGGCGGCATGGTTCGCGGCTACATGGATGGCGGCGAGGTTTGTCGCGGCGGCGGCAAGGCTATCAGCGGCACGAAGTTCCGTGGAGTGAAGTAATGGCTAAGATCGTTATCAACATCGACATGGAGTCTTTGACTTCCGGCATCAATCAGGTTGTTGATGACGATTACGAGAATGAGATGGAGGGCGAGTTTTCTTGCCCTCTCGTCACCCATGACATGGAGGCCAACGCTGAGAACCGTCAATATGCCATTGATGAGTTCGCGTATGGCCCGTCGCCTAGCAACTGGGAAAAGAAGCCGCAGAAGTGTGGCATTTGCGAGTATTACAACATCCGTCAGCAAATGATGGAGTGCATTGAAGAGGGCATGGGCGACTCTGAGGGTTTGGGCTACTGCACCAAGCTTGATTTTGTCTGTTCTGCTGAAAATACCTGCAACGCCTATGAGGAAGGCGGTCCCATGACTGATTATGAGGACATGGATGACAATGAGCCACTTGAGGGCGGTTCTAAGGATATTTTTTAATGAGGTTGGGGCGGGAGAAAGCATCTTGGTTTCCTCTCGACCGATTGATGCAGCCGCTCCTCGTGGCAGCGACAAGGCGAGTTGAGCGTATCCCGCTCCAACACTGAAAGGCTAGTGATATGGCAGTAGAAAGAGATATGGGCGCTGGCGGTCTTGGGGAGGTAATCCCCATGGTTCCCGTTGAGGAGGCCAGCGTTGATATTGTCGATCTTGAGGCTAATCCCGGCGTTTACGAGATGGATGATGGCTCTGCCATTGTTGGCGAGTATATGGATGAAGAAATGCCTGCAGAGGTTCCGTTTGACGGAAACTTGGCAGAGGTCATGGAAGACTCTGACTTAGGCAAAATCTCTTCTGACTTGCTTGGCGACATTGATGACGACTTTTCCTCGCGCGAGGATTGGGAGGATACGTATCGCAAGGGCCTAGAGTTCCTTGGGATGAAGTATGAAGACCGCACAGAGCCGTTTGAGGGTTCTTCTGGGGTTATTCACCCGTTGCTTGCCGAGAGCGTCACGCAGTTTCAGGCGCAAGCGTATCGTGAGATGCTGCCCGCCACTGGCCCTGTGCGCACGCAGGTTTTGGGCGCGCAGAGTGAGATGCTTGTAAAGCAAGCTGAGCGCGTCAAAGACTACATGAACTACATGATTACCTACGAGATGGAAGAGTATGATCCTGAGCTGGATCAGATGCTGTTTTATCTCCCGGTTGTGGGTTCGACGTTCAAGAAGGTTTACTTTGACCCACTGAAGGGCCGTGCGGTAAGCAAGTTTGTTCACGCTGAAGACTTGGTGGTGCCCTATGGCGCGACTGACTTGGTGTCAGCACCTCGCATTACGCATGTGATTAAGATGGACTCGAATGAAGTCCGCAAGCTTCAGTTGGCAGGGTTTTACTTAGATGTAGACTTACCGACTGAGGGCACTGGCGACTTTCAGAACCAGCAAATCACTGAAGCTGTTGATGACATTCAGGGTGTTCATCAGTCGAACATGTCGTCTGAGTTGACGTTGTATGAGATCCACACAGACCTTGATTTGCCCGGCTTTGAGGATGTCAGCGATGATGGTGAGCCAAGCGGCCTGAAGCTGCCTTACATCGTTACCTTGATTGCTGACAGCGGTCAGGTTTTGTCGATCCGTCGCAGCTATAACGAAGCTGACCCGATGAAGCGTCGTAAGCAGTATTTTGTGCATTACAAATTCCTGCCCGGCCTTGGCTTTTATGGTCTTGGCCTGACGCATATGATTGGTGGCCTCGCACAAGCATCTACGTCGATCCTGAGGCAGCTTATCGACGCTGGCACGCTGTCTAACCTTCCAGCTGGCTTCAAGGCCCGTGGGGCCCGTATACGCGACGAGGATAACCCAATTCAGCCGGGCGAGTTCCGCGACATTGACGTGGCTGGCACTGACATTCGCAGCTCGTTGATGCCTTTGCCGTTTAAGGAGCCTTCAGGGACGCTGTATAACCTTCTGGGCACGCTGGTAGACGCTGGTCGCCGCTTTGCTTCTATGGCCGACATGAAGATTGGTGACATGGGCGGTGAGACGCCTGTGGGCACCACAATGGCCATCATGGAGCGCGGAACGAAGGTTATGTCCGCGATTCACAAGCGCCTTCATTACTCGCAGAAGATTGAGTTCAAGCTTTTGTCGAAGGTGTTTGCTGAGACGATTCAAGCATATCCGTATATGCCATCGACTGAGTTCGGCCCTGAGGTTTTTGTTCAGGACTTCGATGCCCGTGTGGATGTTCTGCCTGTCAGCGACCCGAACATCTTTTCGATGGCGCAGCGGATTGCTTTGGCCCAAACGCAGCTTCAATTGGTGCAATCCAATCCGCAGATTCACGGCGGTCCTCAGGGGCTGTATCAGGCTTATCGTAAGATGTATGAGGCGCTTGGCGTCAACAACATCGATTCCATTTTGCCACCGCCCCCACAGCCAATGCCCATGAATCCTGCGAAGGAAAACAGCATGGCTTTGACTGGTGCGCCTTTGATGGCGTTCCCTGAGCAGGACCACAAGGCGCATATGGAAGCGCACTTGGCGATGCTGTCCACGCCTGTGGTGCAGATGAATCCTCAGGCTCTGTCAGCGTTGCAGGGGCATATTCAAGAGCACATTGGCTTGCTGGCAGAGCAGCAGGCTACTCAGATGATTATGCAGCAGGCTGGCGCTGAGGTTCAGCAGAATGAGCAGGCTATGCAGATGTTGCAGCCAGCCATTCAGCGTCAGGCCGCTATGATTATTGCTGACCTAACTGAGCAATATGCTCAGGCCGTTGAGCAAGAGCAGCAGTCTGAAGATCCTTTGGTTACGTTGCGCAAGCAGGAGCTGCAACTGAAAGCAGCAGACATGCAGCGTAAGGCGCAAGAGTTTGAGGCTCGTCAGCAGCTGGATATAGAGCAAGAGCGCAATGATGCGCGGATGGCGCAGGAGCGCCTACGTCTGCAAGAGGAAGCCTTGGCGGACAAAACGAGAGTTGCAGAGGATCGCATTCAGACGCAGCGCGACATTGCCGCTCTTAACGCGAGAATGAAGGGAGCTCAGTAATGACTAGCAGTGTTCGCGCCAAGATGGCGGAGATTCAGAAGGAGCAAAACCGTGCCTCTCAAGAAAGGGACAAGCTCAAAGACCGTGAGCAAAAACATCAGAAAGCTGCGGTCGGAGGGGTATCCGCAAAAACAAGCGGTAGCGATAGCACTGTCGTCGAAGAAGAAGTCCGCGCAAGGGACGAAAAAGGCCAGTTCATCGCGGACGACCCGAGCACTCCCGAAAACGAAGCGTGGGTTAAGAAAACCGTGAAGCGCAAGCCAGCGGCGAAAAAGAAACCCAAAAAGTCCTAGTGCGTCCTACATTATACCGGAAGTAAAGTAATTTATTCTTGCTTCTCCCGCTTGATCGTATAGATTCCTAGTGGGAGAACATCATGGACGCACTACATCTAGCAGATCACCTCTATAAAAAGCTACGTCAGCGCCGTGAGGACATAGAAGTGTCCTTGGGGACTGGTAATATTGGCTCGTTTGAAGAGTATCGATATGCAGTTGGCCAGATTAAGGGCCTTACGTTCATGGAAGATGAAATTCGAACAGCCATGAAAGCAATTGAGTTAGCTGATGACTAAAAAGCTCTACGTTCCAGACCACGTTGCAGCCCGTATGGGCAAGCCTGCGGGTATGGAGGACATTCCTCCTGCAATGCAGACAGCATTTGGCAAGCCAAAAGCTGAAAACAAGAATGAAAACAACCCTTCAGACATGGATCAGTCGGCTTTAGAGCGTTTGCCGCAACCAACTGGCTATCGCATGCTGATTATTCCTTACTACCCTCCTGAGAAAACCAAAGGCGGTGTTTTTGTCCCCGATCAGGTTCGTGATCGTGAGGCATTTGCTACCGTCGCTGCATATGTCGTTAAGCTTGGCCCCGATGCCTATAAAGACGAACAAAAGTTCCCGACAGGGCCTTGGTGCGCTGAGAAAGACTGGGTTCTTATAGGAAGGTATGCGGGAAATCGCTTTAAAGTGGAAGGTCTTGAGGTTCGTGTCATAAATGACGATAACATCATAGCCACAATCCTTGACCCAACCGACATTTCTTATGTATAAGGGAACAAAGAGGAAGATTTTAAATGTCTGAAGCTCAAGAAAGAGACGAAGATTTTGAAGGCACTGAAGTCGAGTTGGATAATGACGACTCCGACTACGAAGTTGCTGATGAAGAAACACGAACAAATGTTCGTGCTTCTGAGGACGACGATTCCTCTGACAGCGATGATGATGATCTTCAGCAGTATAGCAAAAACGTTCAGAGCCGCATTCGTAAGCTGACTGCTGCACGTCGCCAAGCTGAGGAAGAGGCTCAGGCTGCTGTTGAATACATCAAGCAGATGCAGGCTCAGCAAGAGCAGTATAAGCAGCGCCTGTCTGTTTTGGATAAGGGCTATATGACTGAGTATGAGGGTCGCATCTCTACTCAGGAGCAAGCTGCAAAGCGTGCGCTG